CACTGCAGTCGCAACATCAGACCATCTCGTTAATTTTTTACGTTCTTCGAATGGAAAGTCAAAGAGAGTTGCGAGCATTTGTGTAGTCAGTTCGATAGAAACTTTGTCTACCCAGTTAAATGTTTCATTCTCTGGGAGCGAATCTAATACCGCACCAGTTCTCTCTCTGATGAGAGGTTCTAGACCGGCCATATTTCTTGATGATACTACAGGTGATACTGTTTTTCTTTGTAGATCATGCTTCGGGGGATCCATTGCGATGAATAAAGAGATATCTAACGCACCTTCTGGTCTTGGTCTTCCAATAGGAAATCCAATTGTTATCATTGGCTCTGAAGAAAAGTCTTGATAGTTCATATCGACTGATTTGATGTCATCATACTTCGATAATGACCAGAATCTGCCTGCGACTTCAGTCTCATTGAAGTGTACAGGATCTTCTGCTCTGAGTCTTTGAAACATTTCTAGACTTTTATTCTCTGCAAAGAGTTTATTCCATACAGGATTGAGTGTTTCCAGTGGAACATCGTATGCGGAAGGAATTTCGCCTTCTATTGCATCTAGTTCAGTTCCAGCACGAGCGAATCCTACTGCAAGTGCAGATTCTTGTCTTTCTTTTTCTTCTAGTTCCGCATAATGTTCGCCATCATTACCATTACTGCCGATGACATCCATTCTTTTCTCATCTTCATCTGACCACATTGGTTGATTACTCATTTTATAGTTCCTTTAATTGTTTATTTGACATAAATGATAATGCGTATTGTTTCCAAAGGGGTAATGCAACTCCCTTTCCAGCACCAACTCCTTGAATAGTCGGCGCATCGCAGAAAGTTCCAAATATTCTGTCCCATATAATCACGTTGCATCCATAGTTGCAATTACTTTGTGATAGTTTTCTTGAATGGTGAGTGTGATGGTGTTCTGCAGCGGTAAAGAACCATCCATAAATCCCCGGCCTCAATGGTAGGTTTGCGTGATTCATCCATCCTCCTGCAAATGAGAATGCTGCAGTTACCGCAATGACCTCTTGACTTGCACCAAAGAGTGCGAGAATAATTCCAGTACTAAATCCCAGTGCAAGATATTCTAAAGGATGTGTTCTATCAGATCGTGCAGCACTCATCTTTACGATATGGTGGTGAGTTGCATGAATTCTCCAGAAAGTTAAAGAAACGTGTTGTAGTCTATGCAACCAATAGTAAATAAACTCCCCCATAGTTCTCGCAAAGACCGCACAGAGAATTAAACCAAATATGGAAGTTGATTCTAGAGTTATTGGTATGAAAGAATTATCTCTGACCCATTCGAAGGCATCTTTGATAGGAGTGTGATAGTAATCGGAGAAGAGAGGAACCCAAATAAACGCACCAGTGAACATCCAGAAACAATCTTCTACATATTCTTTATAATTCAATAACCAATCCTTGCGTCTTGTCCATATTCGTTCTGCAATCCATATTACAATCAATGGCATGAATAATAAAAGACCAGTAAGAGTATCCGCACCGGCTCTCAGTGCGTCTGGTTGCATGACACTGTGTTGTATCGCAAGAGCAACTGCAATCATTCCTCCAAATACAATCAGTGGTTGGACTAAAGCCCAAAGAAATCTTTTGAGAGGGGTGTTGTGGTGTTTTTCTCTCATTTCTTCTGCAATATAATCTTCGGTATACGTTACTTCGCTCATAATGTTCTCCGTTTAATTATTTAGTTTGGGTAAAATATGTTTTTCGGTGATGATTTTAAAATCCCATCCCTTCATTTCGCAGTATTTCTCTGCAGCCTTCCATTTTGCTTCATTGACCCCCCAAGTCTTCATCTCATTGATATATCTTCTCTGATTTTTCTTTTTTCTGGGTGGTTTTGTTTCTCGATTTGGTTTGATTTCAATCATACTTATTTTATCTTGAGTTTTGACTATGAAATCTGGATAATACCGATGCATCTTGTGATCGATTGGTGACAAATAGGGGATTGCAAGTTCTTCACTTGCCCATGAAAGAATGGAGGGATTCCTATCGCAATAGATCATAAATCTTCTCTCCCAACTGGAGCGATACACTATTTTTGATGGATCACCTATGTATTTTTTGGGATTCTCTGGAGTATATCTACCTTTGTAGGTAAATTTCCGCAACATTCAAAAACCTCATATAAATAATAGGTGTAAACAAGTATTTATAAAAAATAAAACGGACTGATCATGGCAGAAGAAAGCACAACAGTAACACCCCAAAATACTGTAACTAGAGCAGTAGAAGCGGCAAGATCACCAAAGACTTCACTTAAATTTCCTAATAATCTAGGCGAAACTGGTTCAGAACTTCATAGTTATATCGAATTCATTGTTGTCAAAGAATCCAATGCGCGAGAAGAAGCAATAAAAAGAATAGAATCTGCCATGGATTCTGCCCAAGAGACTCTTGCGAGTGGGGTAAATGCAGGAACAACAGCGTTGGGACTGGGCCCAGTCGTAGACACAAATACCAATGAAGTACAAAAACCAGCAGATCCTACAACCACTAAGATAAACACTCGCGTTGAGGCAGACTCCACAATTCGTCTCTTTATTCCAGAAAATCTTCAGACACCAACTGCAGCCCAATATGATTCTCAGACAATGGGAACTATTGGAGCAGCGATGACTAATTTTGTCGGCGGAAGTTTTGGAGATTTGAAGGATGTTGGTGCTGGTGGAAATCTAGGTCAGTCGGCATTAAGCGAAGTAGTACAGACTGCGGGCAATCTTCTTGGAGGTGGTGCTGGGGATGTAATCAATCAGGCAGTATTTGGAAGAGCTGCAAATGCTGCGAAGTATCTCTTATTCAAAGGAATAGATTTTAGAAAATTCCAGTTTCAATATAACTTTGTTCCCAGAAGTAAACAAGAATCTCAAAATCTGGAAGAGATTATTCAGATATTCAGACAGGCGATGCTTCCAGATATTGTATCTGTAGGTTTCTACGATATTCCTCAAGCATTTGATATTAGATATATCATAAAGGATATAAATGGAAACGAAGTAAAAGCCATGCACAAATTTAAACAGTGTAATCTTGAAGAATGTAATGTGACCTACGGAGCAAATGGAAGATTTACATTGACCAGAGACGGATATCCTGCTAATATTCAGTTGTCGTTGACCTTCTCCGAGAATGAACAGGTTACTAGAAAAGACATACCAGAAGGATTTTAAAAATGGCAGGCAAAAGCATATTTAATAAAGTCCCTTATACTTCTTACGATATACTCTTAAATAATAAAAATAGAGTAGTAAAGAATATTTTTAAGGTCGCACAGGTCGTAGAGAAATATCAAGTTGCACCTTCTTCATCATACGAATATATTGTTAATGATGGTGATACTCCGGAAATTATTTCAGAATTGTATTACAAATCTCCGCTTTATCATTGGACTATTTTAGTATTTAATGGAATAACTAGTTTCTATGACGAATGGCCGTTAAGTTCCGGAGCATTTGCAACTATGATTGCAGAAAAATATGGAGACTTAATGACTGCAGAAACAACTCCCCATTGTTATGTCCATAAAACAAATTCCACAAAGATTAGTCCGGAAACTTATAGTTTCTTTACTACAGACTTTGATCGGGCCCAGTACGAGATGTATTCTAAGTTTGAATATGAGAATGAATTAAATGAAAAGAATCGAACAATTCGTGTTCTCCGAGACGATGTTGTTGATGATTTTGTGAGAGAATACGAAAGAGTTATTAAACTATGATTTTTGCTGGTCAGTATGATGTAAAAAGTTTTAGAGTATATCAAACCGAGGATACAGGAATTGACCTTGGTGGTGTATTTCTAGAAATATCAATATATGAGAATATATTTTCTCAGAGTTTATCTGTTCGGGCAACAATCGTAGACACATACGATTTCATAAGATTGATTCCGATTATCGGTCAGGAATCTGTAGAACTAGAATTAGAAATGACTACAGAACCAGAGGAAGATCCAATCGATCCCATAAAACTAGATCTGGTTATATACAATGTGACGAATATAGAACAGGATGGCGAAACCATCACTTATGTTTTGGATATGACTACAAAAGATTTCATTACAAACTTTGAGAAGAGAGTGTGTACTGGTCATAAAGAAGAAAGTTCTTCTGCGATTGTAAATAAGATATTTAAGGAATTAAGTTCTGATAAAAAACTTAGTATGACTGCGAGCGACGATAGTCAGTCTCTTGTGGTTCCAAATATGACTCCATTTCGAGCAATCAATTGGTTAAAAAATAAATCATTCTCAAATACTCATTCTGCTCCATATTATTTTTTCGAAACCGCAAACGAGTATCGATTCAAACCCCTTTTAGAACTCGC